TAAAAACGATATTACCTTATGTAGTGCTAATAGCGACTATTGGCATGACTTGGGGTATGTGGTCGGAGCGATTAAACGCAGTTGAAAAAAAGGCAGATCGTGTTGCAGAAATGCAACAGGACATAGCTATTATTAAATCAAAAATATTAGATATGGACGACAGAGTAGCTTGGATCGAAGAGTTTTTAATTAAAACATCAGATTATTAGATGTGTGATGGATGTGATATATTATGTGTCAAATGCGAGTCAATGATGGAAAAATGTGAAAAGTGTGATTGTCTTTGCCATTGTGGTCAGTCTTGTATAGAATGTGGATGTATAGAATGTAATCATGCCAATAGCCAGAGCACAAATGAGACAACAAATAGAGAAGCCCGGCAGGGTTAAAAAAAGGAAGAAAAAGAAAAATGACAAAATTATGCCCAAGAGGAAAAGCAGCCGCTAAGCGGAAATTCGCTGTTTATCCGAGCGCATATGCTAATGCCTATGCATCAAGAATTTGTGCAGGTAAAATAAAAGATCCTAGTGGCAAAAAAAGAAAAGATTTCAAAGGCCCAAAAAAAGCAGAGGGCGGAATAATAGATTTCAATAAAATATCTCAAGATCGTAAAAAAGTTTCTAGTTTTAATCAAGGCGGTATCGCTAAAGGATGTGGCGCTGTTATGTCCAGTAAGCGAAAGAAAACCAAAAGAATGTAATGTCTGGTCACAAAGGATTAGACAAGTGGTTTAAGCAAAAATGGGTCGATATAGGATCCAAAAAGAAAGATGGTAGTTTTGCTAAATGTGGTAGATCAAAACAAAAAGCAGATGCAAAACGAAAGTATCCAAAGTGTGTCCCTCTCGCTAAAGCAAGAAGAATGAGCGAAAGTCAAAGACGTTCAGCAGTATCAAGAAAAAGATCTAGAGCACAAGGAGTTGGTGGTAAACCAACTAATGTGAAAACTTTTGTCAAGAAAAAAACAAGCAGAAAAAATAAAGCTTGATGTAGTTAATTGGTCTAAGACTGTCTTAGAACCAATGAACAAACACATCGGTTTCCCAGCTTGTCCTTTTGCAGCTAAATGGAGAAAAGATAATAAAGTGCGAATTGAAGTTCGCATGGATAAATCTAAATACGAAAAACAACTGACCGATGTAATTAAGTCTTGGAATAAAAAACAACACGATATTATAATCTATTGTGATCCTTTTTTTGAACAATATAGTCCTAATCAATTTCAAGAAAAAATAGACTTTTACAATAAAACTTATAATCGCAGAGATGTGTATTTTATGGGCTTTCATCCTGAAACTCCTGCTGATCCTAAAGACCAAGAGTTTTTGTGTGATCCGACAGATACTCCTGTAGAGCATTCAGATTTAGAGTATTCAATGATGTTGGTTCAAAAGTTTAAACAGCTGTATGAAGCAAGTTGCAAACTACATAAGATAGGTTATTATAAGAAATGGCCTAAAGAATACTACGAAGAAGTGGTAGCTGAGAGGCAACGTACGTATGAACAATTAAATAAGAAGAGGTAATTACCATGATGAAAAAGAAACAAGTAATCAAAAAAAGAGGTGGAGGCATGATGAAGAAGAAGAAACAAGTCATGAAGAAGCGTGGCGGTGGAATGGCTATCATGAAGAAGCGTGGTGGCGGAATGATGAAGAAAAAATAATGGCTACATCGGGCACAACAGATTTTAACTTAAACATAGACGAAGTTATTCAGGAGTCTTTTGAGAGAATTGGAAGACAAGTGAGAACTGGATATGATTTAAAATCAGCTAGAAGAAGTTTAAATCTGTTGTTGTCTGAGTGGGGAAACAGAGGAGTTCATCTTTGGAAAGTTGTCAATCACACTCAAAATGTGACTGCAGGAACTACAACTTACACTGCACCATCAGATACAAGTGATGTCTTAGAAGCAGTTTTTAGAAATGGTTCTACTGATACCACTATGACAAAAATTTCAAGGTCAGAGTATCAGGCTATACCAAATAAATCATCGCAAGGAACTCCCTCTCAATATTACGTAAGAAGAAATTTATCTAATGTTCAAATTAATTTATATTTAACTCCTAATGTAACTGACACTCAAATTAATTATTTTTATGTTGCAAGAATAGAAGATGCAGGAGCATATACAAAAACACCCGATGCTCCTTATAGATTTTTACCTTGTATGGTTTCTGGTTTATCTTTTTACTTAGCACAGAAAATGAACCCCGGTAGAGTTCAAGAAATGAAACTATATTATGAGGATGAATTACAAAGAGCTTTAACTGAAGATGGGCAAAGAACTTCAATTCACTTAGTGCCACAAAATTTTTTTAGAGGTAGTTAAAAATGGCATTTGCAGTTGGAAAAAAATCGCAAGCAATTTGTGATCGTTGTGGTTATCAATACCCCTACTTAACTTTACAAAAAGAATGGAACGGGTTGTTAGTTTGTGAAGAATGTTACGAACCAAAACATCCACAACTTGATCCACCTTATTCCAGACCAGATCCAGAGGCTTTACAAAATCCTAGACCAGACAGAACTGAACCTCTAGTGGTTTCAGTTGGTTTTCCAAATCCAACATCGTTTACAAGTGTGGGCATGCAGCCCTCCCCGATTAGAGATGACTTGATAATGGTATCTACTGTTGGTACAGTAAGCGTGGTGATATCATGAATTATTCTGAGCTTTTAGATAACGTAAGAAATTACACTGAAGTAACATCAGATGTTTTAACAAATACAGTCATCAATGTTTTTATCACGAACACAGAAAATAAAGTTTCACGAGAAGTAGATAGTGATGATCAAAGAAGATATGCAACCACAACTTTTGAAGCTAATAACGCTTTTCTAGATGTCAGTGGTCCTGAGGGCGGATACAAATTTGCAAGAGGACTACAACTAGTGGAAACTGATGGCACAAGAACTTGGCTTGAACAAAGAGATACAACTTTCATAGACGAGTATATCCCAGAGAGATCAACTACAGATATAAATTTTACAGGCAAACCAAAATATTGGGCAAACTGGGATGCAACACAATTAGTCGTGGCACCCACACCAAACGTGGCCTACACAGTAGAGATGTGGTATAACGAAACTCCACAGAGAATTGGCAACGGTTCTGGATCTACAACCACCACAACATTTTTATCCAATAACGCTTCAGAGGTGTTATTGTATGGAACAGTATCCGAAGCATTTTCATACTTGAAAAATGATAAAGATATGCAATTATACACACAGAAGTTCCAAGAAGCTCTCAAGCTATTTGCACAAGAGCAGATGGGACGTAAACGTAGGGATGAGTACAGTGATGGAGTATTACGACTCCCCCTAAGATCAGTAGACCCAGGAGGTAGTTAAAAATGGCAATAAATCAAGCAGTCTGTGCTTCCTTTAAACAGGAGTTATTGGCAGGGGATCACGATATTGATGGTGATACAATCAATCTCGCTCTGTACACAGATTCCGCAACATTAAACGGAAACACAACAGCGTTTTCAGCAACTAACGAAGTTGGAAACTCAGGAACATATGCTAGTGGTGGAGCAACTTTAACAGGTGCAACCATTGGTTTAACCAAAACAAGCGCAACGGCTTCAACAGCATTCGTTGATTTTGCAAACGTAAGTTTTACATCAGCAACAATTTCTGCTCAAGCAGCTTTGATCTATAATAGATCATCATCAAATACAAATGCAGCTATTGCAGTTTTAGATTTTGGTGCAGTAAAAACATCAACTAACGGAACATTTACAATTGCATTTCCAACTAACGATGCTTCAAGTGCTATATTGAGATTAGCTTAATATAGATAGGTAAGCTATGTCTAGTGCTTGGGGAAACGGAGCCTGGGGTCATGGTAGTTGGGGCGACCAAGCAAATGTAAGTGTAACCCTAACCTCTTTATCCGTCTCAACGGCTATTTCATCTGTAACTGCAGATGCAACAATCGGTAGTGGTTGGGGTAGAGATGCATGGAGTAGTCTTGCATGGGGAGTAGCTTACTCTGCAGAATTAGATTCATTAACAAGCACTTTATCTGCAGGTAGTTTATCTGTAGTCGCTGATGCCCTAGTTCAACCAACGGGTGTATCAACAACCACAACTCTTGGTACAGCTGTAGGTGAACCAGAGCATAGAGTATTTCCCACAGGTGTTTCATTCGAAACACAATTATCAGGAGCATTAGCTATTGAAGAAGGCGCAGGTGTTGTTTTAGGCAGCCTTGTGATGACTTTCGCAACTGGCGATGAAACGGGATCTGGAACAGTTGACATAGGTTGGGGACGAAATACTTGGGGCTCATTCGCTTGGAATGAAAACATAGAGTTTTTTGCTAATGTGACAGGTGTCACAATGGCAACATCATTAGGCACCACAACAGTAACCACTGGTACAGGTGTTATTGTCAATGCTACTGGCTTAAGCATGACAGCCTCAGCAGGCAGTCTAACAGTTAGTGAAGCAACAGCATTAGTTGAACCAACGGGTGTTACAATAGGTGCTGCCTTATCTGGTGCATCAGGTATTACAGGTGAAGGTAATGTCGGAGTTATTGCTCCATCTGATCAATTAGATTTTACTATTGGAACTCCTGTAATTGATATATTCACTTTAGCAGACCCTTCAGGAGTTGCTATGACATCTTCTTTAGGCACAACAACTATTTCTGCAGATGCATTAGTAACTTTAAGTAGTTTATCTGTAAGTAGCGCCGCTGGAACTGCTACAGCGACAGGTGGTACAGGAGTTATAGTCAATGCAACTACTTTAGCTATGACCTTTGCAGAAGGCGCAGTTACACCAACAGCAGGTGCAACAGTAAATGTAACAGGCTTAGAAACTGCCTTTACACTAGGTAATACGTTTGAAACACCATGGGCAAACGTGGTCACGGGGGCAAGTAATACATGGTCAGAGGTAGATGCAGCATAAAAAAATGTTGCTTCGATATTAAAAAAAGATATATTTTAGAGAGGTAAAAATATGAGCACATACTCAAGCAGACTTAAATTCGAACTAATGGCAACTGGCGCTAATGCCAATACATGGGGTACCAGAACAAATAATAATTTAGATGTTGCTGATGCCTTTATTGGTGGATATTTGTCAAAATCTGTTGCTGGTTCAGCAGATGTAACATTAACAACTGCTAACTCAGATCCGTCTGCGGAAGCCTCTAACAAAGTTATAGAACTTACAGGTGCATTAACTGGAGACATTAAAGTTTTAGTTCCTGCAGCTGAGTCTAATTACCTTTTTTATAATAACACATCAGGCACACAAACTTTAACTATCGCTGCAACAGGACACACTGCGAATGGAACTGCTATTTCTCAAGGCGGTTGGCATTGGGTTTATTGTAACGGTAGTTCAAATTTTAATGTGGTTGAAGCTCAATTCACAACAACAGATGCTTCTGCCTTAACTACAGGAACATTAGCTAACGCAAGATTAGACGCACAACTTCAAGACGTTGCAGGATTAGCAGTCACTAATGGTGGCTTTATTGTTGGTGATGGTGCTAATTTTGTTTTAGAAACAGGAGCTACTGCAAGAACAAGTGCTGGTTTAGGAACAACAGACGATGTTCAGTTTGATTCTTTTGGAGTTGGAACTGCTGCCTCAGGAACAACAGGTGAGATTAGAGCTACAAATGACATTACTGCTTTTTATTCTTCTGATGTGGCATTGAAAGAAAACATTGAAAATATTTCATCACCAATGGATAAAGTTCAAAATTTAAATGGAGTTTTATTTGATTGGAAACAAGATTTTATTGACGCTAAAGGCGGCGAGGACGGATACTTTGTTCGTAAACGAGACGTTGGCGTTGTAGCACAAGATGTAGAAAAAGTTTTACCAGAGGTCGTTGGTACAAGACCAGATGGTGTAAAAGCAGTTAAATACGACAGACTATGTGCTTTATTAATAGAATGCGTAAAGGACTTACAAGATCAGGTTAATGATTTAAAAAAGGATAGTTAATGCCTACACCTTCAGGACAAATAGGATTATCTGACGTTAACACAGAATTAGGAAACTCTTCCACAGCTCAAATTAATATGGATAACGCTGACGTTAGAAGTCTAGCGGGCGTTGCTTCTGGTGCTATAACTTTTGCTAATCTACAAGATAAATCTTTTGCTCCGACTATTAGCTCAATTACAGGTTCAATATTGGCAGGAGCTGCAACAAGTTTAACAATTGCAGGTACTAGATTTAATGCACCTAATAACTTAACAGTAAACTTTACTCAATCTGCAGATTCTATAGATGAGGACGTTGTTGTAACACCTGCAAGTGATACTTCTGCAACTGTGGCTGTTCCTGCAAACGTTTATAATAATGTAACTGCAGGTAATGCTCTACAAGTGGTGATTTCAGAATACATACATTTACATCCTCAGGCACTTTCACTAATACTATTGCAAGCTTAGAAGTTGAATATCTAGTTATTGCAGGTGGTGGCGGTGGTTCACAGTCAAGAGATGCTACTGGTGGTGGTGGCGGTGGAGCAGGTGGTTATCGTACCTCTGTTCCTGGTCAGACATCAGGTGGTAATTCATCTGCTGAATCAAAACTAACTCTATCAACTGGTGACAAGACAGTCACTATCGGCGCTGGCGGTGGAGACAGAACTAATGGTAATGACTCTGTCTTTGACTCAATCACATCATTAGGTGGTGGACGTGGTGCAGGATACAGCAGAAACAACGGTGGTAACGGTGGCTCTGGTGGTGGTCAATCATACAATCAAAGCGCTGGTTCAGGAACAGCAGGTCAAGGAACTAACGGTGCTTCAGGCGGCACTGGATTTGGTGGTGGAGGCGGTGGAGCTTCTGCGACTGGATCAGGTGGTGGAGGAAGTACCGGTGGTAACGGTGGTCCTGGAGAATCATCAAACATAAATGGTTCAACTACCACTAGAGCTGGTGGTGGTGGCGGTGGATCAAGTACAGGATACGGCACTATAGGAAGAGGCCAAGGTGGATCAGGTGGCGGAGGCCCAGGTGGTGCTGAAGGTCAGCCAGGTGGTGACTCTCCTGGAAGTGGATCAGGTAATACAGGTTCAGGTGGCGGTGGCCCAATCGGTAACGGTGGTCAAAACAGTGGTGGTCAGGGCGGAGGCTCTGGTGGGTCAGGTATCGTTATTGTAAGATATGATTTAACAGGTATATAGGATAAGAAATGGCACATTTTGCATTAATAGAAAATAACATAGTTGTAAAAGTAATAGTTGCTGAACAAGATTATATAGACACTATTGAAGGAACTTGGGTTCAAACTTCATATAATACTAGGGGCGGGATTCATTATATACCCGACACTAATACTCCTAGT